CACAAACATTAAAATATAATAAAGGAACTTTATGACAATATCTTCAACTACAGTTAGAAACAGTTATAGTGGTGATGGTTCAACTACCACGTTTACATATACATTTAAGATATTCCAAGACTCAGATATTCAAGTAATCATTCGTGCTGCTAATGGTACAGAAACCATTAAGACTATTACAACTCATTATACAGTAACAGGTGCTGGTGTATCTACTGGTGGTACAGTTATATTCACATCTGGTAATATTCCAACATCAACACAAACAGTTGTATTAAGACGTAACATTCCACAAACACAAGCAATAGATTATATTGCTAACGATCCATTCCCTGCTGAATCCCATGAAGAAGGTTTAGACAGAGCAACAATGGCAATCCAACAAATTCAAGAAGAAGTTACACGATCATTAAAGTTATCTAAAACAAACACAATGACATCTACAGAGTTTACAGTAGGTGCTGCAGATCGTGCTAATAAAATTCTAGCATTTGATACTAATGGTGAATTATCAGTAACACAAGAACTAGGTACTAACAGAGGTAACTGGAGTTCAGGTGTAACATTTAATGCCAGAGATATTGTAAAAGATTCATCTAACAATAATGTTTATCTTTGTAACACTACCCACACTTCTGTTGGCACGACTCCTATCAGTACAAATGCTGATGTAGCTAAATGGGATTTAATTGTTGATGCACAAGCTGCAACGAATGCTGCTAACAATGCTTCTAACCACGCATCCAATTCATCAAACTTTGCTAACAATTCATCTAACAGTGCTAACGCTTCAGCAAACCATGCTTCTAACTCATCTAATTTTGCTAACAATAGTTCTAACAGTGCATCTAATGCTGCTGCATCTGAGGCTAGTGTAGCTGCTAACGCAAGTGCATCTGCTAATCACGCAGCAAACTCATCTAACTTTGCAAATAATTCTAGCAACAGTGCAAACTCTGCATCTAATCATTCATCTAATGCAAGTAACTTTGCTAATAACAGTTCTAATTCTGCTAATGCTTCTGCTAATTCAGCATCTAACTCAAGTAATTTTTCAAACAGTGCATCTAATCATGCAAGTAATTCATCTAATCATGCAGCGAATAGTTCTAACTTTGCAAACGCATCTTCAAATCATGCGTCAAACTCTAGTAACTTTGCAAACAATAGTTCTAATCATGCGTCTAATAGTTCTAACCATTCTGCGAACTCTAGTAACTTTGCGAACAACTCTAGCAATCATGCTTCAAATTCTAGCAACTTTGCTAACAACTCAAGCAACTTTGCTAATACTGCATCCGATGCTGCCAATGCCGCAAACTCAGCAAGAGATGCCGCACTAGCTTCTGCAGATAACTTTGATGATGTTTATCTTGGTGCTAAAGCAAATGATCCATCTTTAGATAATGATGGTGATGCACTTAATGCTGGAGATTTATATTACAATACAACTTCTGGTAACTTAAAATACTATACAGGTTCAGCTTGGATTGCAGTTACTTCAGGTGGTATTACAGATTTAGTACAAGACACAACACCACAACTTGGTGGTATGTTAGATGTCAATGGCACCAGAAATAGCAGCTACTGGAGATGATACAAATATTGATCTTAAACTTACTCCAAAAGGTACTGGTAAATTAAATTTAGATGGAATTAAATTCCCTAATGCTGATGGTACAGCAAATCAAGTATTAAAAACTGATGGTTCAGGTAACTTATCTTTTACAACATTAACATCAGATGGAACTGCTGATTGGGATACATCTGTTAAAACAACAGGATTTACTGCAACTGCTAATAAAGGATATTTTTGTAATACAACTTCTGCAGGATTTACAGTAACATTACCTGCAACTCCTAGTGCTGGAGATGAGGTTATAATTTTAGATTATGCAGGAACTTTTGACACTAATGCTTTAATTATTTCTCCTAATGGAAATAAAATAGAAGGTGCTACATCTAACTTACAATTATCTGGTGAAAGAGAAGGTGCAAGATTAGTTTATATAGATTCAACACAAGGTTGGTTAGCTTATTCAGGAATTAATGAAGGAACAGATGCTTTATCAATAGCACCATATTCAATAGATTTTTTAGTAGTAGCTGGTGGGGGTGGAGGAGGTGCAAATGATTATTCAGGTGGAGGTGGTGCTGGAGGATATAGAACATCAACACAAACAGTTAATATAGGAACAGTAATTACAGTAACAGTTGGTGATGGTGGTGCTGGAGGTGTTAATTCTCCTAACAAAGGTGCTAATGGTTCAGATTCTTCAATATCAGGTTCAGGATTAACAACAATAACATCTACTGGTGGAGGTGGTGGTAGTTCTTATGGAACTGCTGGTGGAAATGGTGGAAGTGGTGGTGGTGCTAGTGCTTATGTTTCTCCAAGACCAGAAAATTCTCAACCAGGAAATGGTAACACTCCAAGCACAAACCCAAGTCAAGGAAACAATGGTGGTGCTGGTGCTTTTGGTAATGCAAGAGGAGGTTCTGATTATTCAGGTGGTGGTGGTGGAGGTGCTTCTGCTGCAGGAGTTGCTGGTACTGTTGCTACAACTGGAGGAAATGGTGGTGCTGGTACAGCATCTTCTATAACTGGTTCATCAGTTACAAGAGCTGGTGGAGGAGGTGCTGGTATATCTGCAGGTGCTGCTTCTTCTGGTGGAACTGGTGGCGGTGGTAATGGTGCTGGAGGTTCAGATAGTCCAGCAGCAACAGCAGGAACAGTTAATACTGGAGGTGGAGGTGGAGGAATTGCTAATGTTAGCACTGGTGCAGCAGGTGGTAAAGGAGTTGTTATATTAAGTATGCCAATATCTTCATATTCTGGTACAACAACTGGTTCACCAACAGTTACAGAATCAGGTGGAAATAAAATTTTACAATTTAATGGTTCAGGGAGTTACACAGCATAATGGCTAGTTTCGCAAAAATAGGATTAAATGGAAAAGTTATTGAAGTTCAATCAGTAGTTAATGAAGTATTACATGATGCTAATGGAGTTGAACAAGAATCTATTGGTATAGACTTTTTAACTAAACTTACTGGTTGGGCTATTTGGAAACAAACATCTTACAATACTCATGGTGGAGTACATTCTTCTGGTGGAACACCTTTAAGAAAAAATCATGCAGGAATAGGATTTATTTATGATGAAAATAGAGATGCTTTTATTCCACCTAAACCTTTTAACTCTTGGATATTAAACGAAGATACTTGTCTATGGAATGCACCAGTTGCTTATCCTACTGATGGTAATAAATATACTTGGAATGAATCAACATTGACTTGGGATATAGTAGAAGTATAGTACTTTAAAAAACGAAAGGAAGGAAAATGGAAGCAAATATTCATAGTATATTTCCAACACCAATCTTTATTTCAAATATAAATAAAGAATTAAATAAAGAAGAATTAAATTTTATAAAAAAAACTAAAGAAAAATATTCTCATAAAAACGAAGGAAATACTGTATCAAATGATAACTATATACTTAATAATAAAGTATTTAAAAATTTAAAAGAACAATTAGATTTAATAGTAAAAGATTATTTTGATAAAGTTATTTCTACATCTAATGATATAATACCATACATTACTCAGTCTTGGTTAAACTATACTGAAACAAACCAATATCATCATAAGCATCAACATATAAATTCAATAATATCAGGAGTATTTTATGTTAATTCTAATGAAAAATTTGATAAGATTACATTTTTTAAAAACCCTTACAAAACAATTAAATTTGAAACAAAAAATTGGAATTTATGGAACTCAGATTCTTGGTGGTTTCCAGTTAAGACAGGAAATATAATATTATTCCCATCATCATTAACTCACATGGTAGAAACTAAGCAAGGAGATAATACTAGAATTAGTTTAGCTTTTAATGTTTTTATAAAAGGAACAGTTGGTAATAATAAAGAATTAACTGAACTTATATTATGACAGTTAGAAAATTATCCATTGAAGCAACAATAAAAAGATACACAAATGAAAATGGTTTTTCATGGGGTATTAATACAGTAATGAAATCTTTAGCACCTGATGCTAGTTATGATCTTACATCTGCTGGTGAGTTTATTATAGATAGATGGGATTCTCCTTTGCCACAACCTACATCTCAAGAAATAAGAGATGAATATATTAGGCAGCAAACTATAGCTGAGTGCATTGAATACTTTAATAAAGTAAAATGAATATCCTAATAGCAATACCATGCTATGGTGGCAACATCAGTAACATGACATTTCATTCATTATTTAATTGTATTAAACCTTTAAACGATCTTGGACACAATCTTAGAATAGAAACCTTACCAACTGAATCTTTAATTTCTCGTGCTAGAAATAAATTCGTTACCAAGTTCTTAGACAATAAAGAATTTAATGGAACACATTTATTATTCATTGATGCTGACATTGGCTTCACACTGCAAAACCTTTTAAGAGTTATAGAATTTAATAGGGAAGTTGTTACATGCACATATCCTGTAAAAGGATTTTATTGGCAGCAGTTACTAGATCGTATCAAAGAAAATAATAATATAGATGAGAAAACAATGCGTGATTATTTATTACAGTTCAATGTCAATCTATATCCTAATACTGAATTTAACAATGGCTTTGCAAGGGTAAAGGAATCAGCTACTGGTTTCATGTTAATTAAACGTAATGTCTTTACTACTATCATGCAAAAGTTTCCTCATCTTAAATACAAACCAGATCTAAGAACAGGTATAGAGAATTCAGAAAATGCGTTTGATTTTTTTCCAGTTGGGATTTACAAAGAGAAAGATGGCGTGAACAGATACTTATCTGAAGACTATTACTTCTGTAGATTATGGGAAGAATGCGGTGGCGAAATCTGGACTGATCTGCAAACTCCTATAACTCATTTAGGAAGCACCGAATATCATGGCAGCTTCATTAGCCAATTAAATAAGAAATAGACTTGAATTTGTGCATTGCACAATTATATATCCTTCACTAACCAATGGAGAATATAATGTTAAATTATAATGATATAAAGAGTTACTGGAGCAAGTTCTATGCAGATGCTTTTGAAGATGCAAAATCATTTTGGAAGAACTACGCAGATACAGTAGAAAAATTATATAAAAAATAAATAAATAATAGTTATAAAACAATAAGTTATAAAAAATAATTTTATTTACTTATTATTCAATTGATCTTGAGCTAAAGATAAATCCAGAAGATTCTTATGATGATGAATCAGAAGATGAGGATCTTGATATAGACGAAGAAGAAGACGAAGAAGAATAGTCTATATAATAGGGGTGGGTTAATATCCACCCTTATTTCCAACACAATCTATAATTGACTTATTATACACAACCACTATACCTTGTGTATGAAGAGAAAGAAGACAGCTACATCTGGTACATCTATTCGTTTATCTGCACATGAAAAGATTTGTGCTGAACGAATGCAAACACTTATTAAAACAATAGATGAGTTACGCAGTGATGTTAAACAATTACATTCAGACATGAGTAAAGGCAAAGGCGTTATAGCTTTTCTAATTATTGTGGGTGGATTAGTTGGTTCTGTTCTTGCTATTCTAAAGTTCGTTAAATAAACAACACAGGGTTTTACATTGTTAAAGGCAGACAAAGGATTAGTATCTGAAGCATTAGCTCAAGCACACTTTGCTAAAGATCCAAACTTAATTGTATTCACAGCACTAGGTGGTGTTGGTCCAATAGATATTATAACTTATAACACTAAGACAAAAGAGTATCACAACTATGACGTTAAGACTGTGTCATACAGAAAGTCAGCTACTAAATACGCACACAAAAAGAATGATCGTATAAATAGATCTCCATCTAAAAAACAAAAGTCTTTAAATGTAAAGATTGTTTATGTATATGAAGATGGTAAGATATTAATCAAATGAATTACGAAGACGTTAAAACACGCATAAAGAAACATGAAGGTTTCATAGCTAAGGTTTACCTTGACTCATTAGGTAAAGCTACCATTGGCTATGGTCATCTACTTACTGAAGATGATGATTTTGAAGAAGGTATTATCTACGACAAAGATATATTAGAAGAATTATTTGATAAAGATTTTAATAAAGCTAAGCAAGGTATGGAAGAATTAGTAGGTACATCACCATTACCTATGCTTGTTAAAGGAGTTATTATTGAGATGGTATTTCAACTAGGAAAGACTGGTGTTTCTAAGTTCAAGAATATGTTTGCAGCCTTAAACGAATTTGATTATACACGAGCTGCTGCAGAGATGATGAACTCAGCATGGTATAGACAAACACCAAGCAGATGCGAAGAGTTGTCTAACTTAGTTAGAAAGTGTCAGGTTTAAATGTTACAAATGTTAGGAGCAGTTGCACCTCTTGCTAAGATCCTATTTTCTACAATAGAAAAATCAGTACCTGATAAAGACTTACAAGCTAAATTAAAATCAGATTTACAAACACAATTACTACAATCTAATACACAAGAACTACAAGCAGCAGCTAAGATTATTGAAGCTGAAGCTAAAGCTGGTTGGTTTGCATCTAGCTGGCGACCACTACTTATGTATGTGCTTATATTTATTCTAGTATGGAATTATATATTTGGTCCAATAGTTAAGTTCTTTTTTGGTGCAGCTATTACTATTGATCTTCCTGGCGATGTCTGGACACTATTACAAATAGGATTAGGTGGCTATGTCGTTGGCAGATCAGCAGAGTCTGTTGCTAGAACTATGGCTAATAAACCAAAAGAATAAACATGAGTGATCTAAAGTTAAGTGATCAAACACAAGTATCACTACCAATTAAAAATATTGTAGCTATTGTATCTGCTATCGTTGTAGCTGTTTGGACTTATTTTGGAATCGTTGAAAGACTTAATAGACTTGAAACCAATGAGAAGTTAATGTCGCAAGATCTTTTAAAGAAAGCTGAGCAAACTCCTAAGAACCAAGAGATGTATATGTTGATTGAGTATCAAGCTAAATCAATAGACAAGCATTCTAAACAACTAGAAGAAAACGTACACACTAAAGTTATCATTAGCCAATTAGAAAAGAAGATAGATAAATTAGAAAAAGAATTAGATTCATTAAGAGGTAAGTAATGGGTGAGATTGTATTTGCTTTACTTATGTTTCTTAATGGTAAGTTAGAAAACTATTCACCTAAAATTAATCTTGCTGATTGCTTAGAACAGAAACGTAAAGTAGAACGTGATGGTGGCACAGATACTGTAAGAATGGAATGCAAAGAAGTTGAAGCAATTGTTGAAACTGATAAGCATGGTGTTAAAAGAATAAGAGAAATTAAAGGAATTAAATAATGTCAGATCAAATTACTACAATGTTTGCACAAGCGTATTCTAAGAAGAAACCTACTTTGCTTGCACAGCAAGGATCTAATGTTAAAGTAAAAATTAAAAATGGCAAAAAGAAACTTAGAAAATAAACACATTCGTAAACCACCTAAGAAAAGAAAAATAGTTTATGTTAAATGTCAAATGTATTTTTTGGTTAAGAAAAGGATTTTGTGCTTTACTAAAACAGTGTAAATGCTTTAAGATAAATGAGGATGACTACAACCCTTTTAGAGAAAAATTATAATGGTTAAAAAAATGTATCAAAATCCTAGCGGTGGATTAAACGAGGCTGGTCGTAAATATTTTAAACGAACAGAGGGATCTAATTTAAAAGCTCCAGTAAAATCAGGGACCAATCCAAGACGAGTTTCTTTTGCTGCAAGGTTTGGTGGGATGAAAGGATCATTGCTTTCTAAATCAGGTGAGCCAACTCGTTTGAAGCTAGCACTTAAAGCCTGGGGATTTTCAAATAAGGAAGAAGCAAGAGCTTTCGCTGCAAGACATAAGAAGAGTTAGTCTTGGCTAAGAAAAAATTAATTTTAAAATCTTGTGGTTTCTGTCATATCTGTGGCAAAGAACACATGAGTAATGAAGGAGGATGGGTAATCAATGCTGAACGATTAAACTTCTGTCATTCATTAGAGCATAGTTGCTACGAGATTTACTTTAATAATGTAAGAGCCGCACAGAAACAAAGTCTTGTCAATAACAATGAAAATGAT